ATCTTATTTCTTTGTTAAGTGTATCACGAATTTCATGTAGTTCTAACAACTTTGCCCGCAAACGATTGATTTCCGCATTTTCATCTACGGACTTTTGTTTGGGTGTAAATGTATATATCTCAGCCATAATTGAAGTTTATCATCACTATCAATTTTTGTCAAGCATCCGTGTTGTCATCCATTAGTGCCCACATGAATAGAAAACCTGCCATGGCAATGAGTATGCCGAACATATCACCCATTCGCATACCAACAATCATTAAAAATAGAAACAATAAAAAGATAAATGTTTTCATTACCATTTCTCCGCTCGTTGCCATGTGTCATCATAGTCTGCCACATAGTCGGTAACATCAGGAATATTTACCACATAATCTTCCATGTCGGGTATGTGTATCTCTTCACCTTTTCTAAGGGCTGTAAGATATTTGCCGGCCTTTGCACGTGTTGCTGCACCTTCGGGTGTTTGATGATAGTCTAATAGTTTTTGTGAACGAACTGCTTTGTCTTCTTCAGTGTGTTCACGCACATTGCCACATGAACGTGAACAATATGGTCCACGTTTATTGTGTGTTGTGCCACATCTAGGACATGTTTTTTGTGCGGGCATTTTCTTCTAGTGTTTTCTCTATGTATTCACAGAGCCAATGACCTAAAATCAAATGACCTTCTTGTATGCGGGGTGTTGATGTTGATGGCACGGCAACATAATAATCTGAGTATTCTTGCATCCACGTTGTTTTCATACCAGTAAATGCAACATTAACTAAACCATTGATAGTGCCAAACTTCATTGCCTCTAATACATTCTCAGATTTACCAGAAGTTGAAAGGTAGATTGCTACATCACCTGGTCTTGAGAGTGCTTGTAGTTGCCTTGAAAAAATATATTTGAAACCTAAATCGTTACCAATTGCAGTGAGAATTGAAGTATCAGTATTCAATGCAATGGCTGCATATGCATCACTTTGTAAATTAAAATATGAAACTAATTCACCTGCAAGGTGTTGTGCTTCTGCTGCTGAACCACCGTTACCCATGAAAAAGATTTTATTGCCACGTTTCAATGCTTCAACACATGCTTCAGCGGCAAGTTTAGTTTGTTCTAATGGATTTGGTATTGGTCGTGATGCGAATTCAAGTGGAGCATCTGTCAATAAACAATCAATCACCGCTTTGGTGTCCTTCAAAGACTCATAAATGTTCATAACGATTCCTATGCTGATTGAAAAATGTCCTGTGCCCTACATGTGGTAATGAAATTGATAAATGCCACTGCTTCACTTTCGTCTTCATAATAACGAAGAATTGTTTGGCCTGTGTATTTTGAAATGATCATCAATAGAATATAGTGGTCACGGTAGGTGGAGAATTTAATCCACCAACCGTTTCTGACCACTGGCTGCCAAAATTTGGTTTTACCCTCTATATCAAGCCTTAGATTCTTTGTTTTCCGATTTGATGATTTTTTTTGCATCTTCTGCAATGTTGTTATTCAGGTTTACCACTTTCTTTGTATATGTAGTAAAATGATTTTCTGTAACACTGTCAAAATAGGCAATTGTGTGATCAACCAAAACTTTATTGAAGTCGATTGTTTTGATTGTTGCGCTTTCAGCCTTACGCTGAATGTCATTCCATGTGTAGAATGTTGGGAATTGTGGTTGATTTAAAAACATTGTAATCTCCTTTTATAATTGAACTCTTTAATAAGTTGTTCTACATCTGCCGTAGTTTTTGGATCTCTTGTTGCGATAAAATACTCAATTTCAGTCATTTGTCGCTGAGTAAACCAATTAATAAATTTCTTAAACATCGTTGCTTCTCCTTATATACTAGTATATAGTATTTTTTGCTGCTTTGCAACATTTTTAAGAGGCAATTATTTGAAGATTCTTTAAATGTGCCCGTCTAACTTTTGCTGAGACCCAATCATTATAGTATACACTATCCAGTAAAGCATGTCTACTGAATATTTCATAGGTTTCAAAGTAGGAGCATTCGGACTTTGATTTGCAGAGGTGTAGAATAGTCCTGCGGAAATTATGTCCGCCTATTTCGGCAACTTCTGCTTTAAGTGTTTCGTTGGAACCAAAATAGGATTCCCAGTCGGAAGTTTTTCTGATTTTTCTTTTTTTGCCGTTGACTTGCTTTGTGCCAGCCTTGCTAAAGTATTTGCGTCCAATATATTTTCTTCCTGTAATTAGATTCTCTATCAGGTAGACAAAACCAAAATGTGTGCCGTCTTCTTCATACGGCACACCATTGTAATACCATGTCATAGAGGCTCTTCGTCATCATCGTCATGAAGGTTTTCGTCTTCAAAACTTTCATCATCAAGTATCAAGTATTCGCCACAAAACGGGCAATGTGTTGGGTCTGATTCAGTATTCATCTCATTGTAAGAGATTGCAAATTCGGAACCACACGCTGTGCATTCGTGTTGTATTCTCATAATTAATTACACCAAGTTTGTTTCGCCTCACCGTAATATTCACGTGCAAAGCCATTTTGAATTAACATTGAACGAAGACTCTGATTATCTAAAACGATATCACCCAATACACGACCACCAAATTTATCCCAGCCATAGAGAATGACTTGACGCTTAGTTGATTTAGCAACGGCGTTGGTTGTAAATTTAGTAGCGGCTTTTCCTCTTTCATCTTCTTGTGGACATTGGGCACGAAAGCCTTTTTCTGGTGTATCAACACCATAGATACGAACAGCAAGTTCAGGCTTCAATGGTGCTGGTAAAAATGGTGCTGAAATGACCACAGTATCACCGTCATTCACACGAACGATTTGTGCATCATACGTCACACCTTGCGGTGCTTTTTGTGCCAGTGCCATTGATGGCAATAGCAGAAGTGCTAATAGTAATTTTTTCATATTGATTCCTTACAAACAAGATTGAGTATATCGAAACGTGTGGTATTTGGTACATTCAAAGAAACAATGTTTGTGTTGGCTTCATATGCATTACGAAAAACTATTTTATTATTTTTGTCAACGTACATATCCATGAGCAACATCAATTGTTGTCTACCACAATGCAATGAACCATAAACATATAATGCTTTTACATGAACACTAGAACCAAACATTTTTTCTGGAGTGTGATATGGAACAAAAGCATGAAATCTAACAATTTCTTCTTTTGCGCCTAACATACCTTTCTCAATGTATATATCATAGTCATCAGATTCAACTACGAAATGCCAGTCTTTTTGATTGTGAATAATTACATCATTATTGGTAATATTCAGTGTAAAGTCTTTCTGGCTGGCATGAGAGAAAGAAGTGAGGAGTATTGCCATGATAAAAGTAAATAAATGCTTCATAATGCCTCCCTATGTTAGGCAGTAAACATTTATTTAGACTAATTCCAGTATTTGGTTCCGTCTAACTTATCCCAATATTTTTTGTTATTACGATTTATGAAGTTTTTGAACAAGTATGCGGCCATGCCAAAGTAGCCCATCTTTTTGAATCTACGTGAATCTTGTCCAAAATAATGGTTGATGATCCTGAATTTTTGGGGATTGTACATCCTTGAAAGAAAGAAATCTTCAGAAGTAGTGTATTTTTCAGAGAAACCACCATATTCTTCAAACTTATCTTTTCGTGTGAGCATGAATGCACCCACGGCAAATGGACTGAAACGGCTAAGGATGTGATTCATGTAATTGAAAATTATAAATCCAAGATTTGCCCGCCAATCTTTGTCATAGCAATATATTTTTGCCCCAATCAAATCTAAATTATAAAATTCAATTTCTTCAACAGCATCACGGATTACATATTTGTCCACAAAACGAACATCAGAATCAATAAACAAAATATATGGTGTAGTGGCTAGTTTAGCACCATTGTTTCTAGCAATTGAAACTGGACCACCATCAATGACCTCAACATTCAAGAAAGCACTATTATCCTTTATAACTTGCCTTGTGTTATCAGTCGAACTATCTGCAATTATAATTCTAGTGTCTCCAATTTTTTGCAATCTCAATGATGTCAGTAAATGTTGAATGTAATTTTCTTCATTTTTGCAAGGTATTACAATCGTAATTTTATCACTTAATTTTATCATTTCTTATACACCTTCCTTCAACTTTGAACGAATCGAATTTTAGCCAATAGTTCATGCTCTGTAAACTTTTCTCACAACTAATCTGATCCTGGAATTCTAGAGTTATTTTTCCTGGTATATCCTTTGGATCGTTTAGGTGCACCGCTATCAATATCATCAACCACATTGTCGCTCTCCTGTGTCCATGTAATTATTTGCCATGTGCCATCATGATTTTCAACAAGTGCTGTCATTGATTCTACCCAATCACCATCATTCATATAGATAACGCCATCGATCTCTTTTATTTCGGCATGATGTATATGACCACAAATCACACCATCGTATCCTCTCTTTTTACAATATGCTGCTAAATTAACTTCAAACTGAAACATAAAATCGACTGCTTTTTTTACCTTGCGCTTAAGGAAACGGCTAAGACTAAAATAGCCAATACCCATTCTATGGAGGATCCAATTGAATTTACTATTGAGAGATAGAATGGTGTCATATGCTTTGTCTCCTAGAAATGAAAGCCATGGGGCTAGTCTTGTGATACCGTCAAACAAATCGCCATGAACTACAAGATAACGTTTGCCATCAGCACCAATGTGTTCTATTTGATTATGCATTTCAACCATATCAAAATTCAAATTATATTGTAGATACGGTCTGAGAAACTCATCATGATTACCTAAAACATAAA